AAGGAGCTCCGCCGCAGCGGCAGATGTAGCCGTGGACGATCTGGTCGCCGCGGCGGAGCTCCTTCGCGGGCGGTATCCCGCGGGCCAGGCAGCTCGGGCAGGTGTCGAGGTACCGCATGGCAGGTCTCCTCCCGGTCAGGTCCGGGCCATGTCGACGAAGCGGGAGTAGTGGCCCTGGAAGGCGACGGTGATGGTCGCGGTCGGCCCGTTGCGGTGCTTGGCGACGATCAGGTCGGCCTCGCCGGCCCGCGGGGACTCCGACTCGTAGGCGTCCTCGCGGTGCAGCAGGATCACGATGTCGGCGTCCTGCTCGAGGGACCCGGACTCGCGGAGGTCGGCGACCATCGGCTTCTTGTCCTGCCGCTGCTCGGGCCCGCGGTTGAGCTGGGAGAGGGCGACGATCGGGACCTGCAGGTCCATGGCGAGGGTCTTGAGCCCGCGGCTGATCCGGGAGACTTCCTGCTGCCGGTTGTCGTTGCGGCCGGTGGTTTCGCCGCCCATGAGCTGCAGGTAGTCGATGACGACGAGGCCGAGGCCGTGGCGGCGCTGTACGCGCCGGCAGTGGGAGCGGATCTTGGCGAGGGTGACGCCGGTGTCGGCGACGATGTGCAGCGGGGAGGCCTGCATGTCCTTGCCCGCCGCGATCAGCTTCATGATCCGGGTGTCGTCGAGAGGGCCCTTGGTCTTCATCCAGTGCAGCGGGTAGCGGGCCTGGGCGGCCAGGAACCGCTTCTCGAGCTCCTTGCGGCCCATCTCCAGGGAGAAGAACACCGTGGGGACGTCGTTGCGGATGGCCGCGTTGCGGGCGAAGTCGCCGGCCAGGACGGACTTGCCCATCGCGGGGCGGGCGGCAACGAGGACGAACTGGCCGGGCTGCAGGCCGCCGGTGAGGGCGTCCAGGTCGGTGAACCCGGTGAGCAGCCCTTCCTTGGGCCCGTGCTCCCGGATGTCGACGACCTCGGCGATCGTGTCCATGATGTCGAGGCCGATCGAGAGGTCCTCGGAGCCGATGTCGCTGAGGCCGGCGAGCCCTTCGAGGGTGTCGTAGGCGTCCTGGACGATCTCTTCGGTGCTGCGTTCGCCGCTGCGGACCCCGGTGACCATGCCCTGGGCGGCGCTGAGGACCTTCCGTAGCGTGGCCTTCTCGCGGACGATCAGGGCGTGGTACTCGGCGTTGGCGACGGTGGCGACGGCGTTGACGAGCTGGAAGGGGTAGGCCCGGCCGCCGCAGCGGGCGAGTTCGCCGTCCTTCTCGAGCCGGTTGATGAGGGCGATCGGGTCGTGCGCCACGCCGGACGTGTGGAGGTCGACGAGCACCCGGTAGATCGTTTCGTGGGCGGGGCGGTAGAAGTCCTCCGGCTGGAGGATTTCGACGATCTCCTCGCCTGCCCGGTCGGACAGGATCATGGCGCCGAGGACGGACTGCTCGGCCCCGAGGTCGAACGGGGGCTCTGCCTGGTCGTCCATGGGCGGCTCGTAGTCGGTGTTCATGCGGCGCGGGCCTTCCTGTAGTCGGTGCCGGTGAAGGTGGCGAACTGGGAGCCGCCGTCGGCGAAGCGGGACATGGTGCGCGGGCCGAGCGGCTCGAGAGTCGGGAGGTTGGTGGAGATGAGGGTGGGGAGCTGGTTCTGCCAGCGGGCGTCGATGAGCTGGGCGATGGCGTCGACGGTCCAGGGGTAGAGCTGGGTGGCGCCCAGGTCGTCGAGGGCCAGGAGCGGTGCTTCGGCCCAGGTCCGCAGCCGTTCGCGGTCGACGGGGCGGTCGGCGGCGGCCTTGAACTCGAAGTCGCTGACGAGGTAGTAGCGGCCGTACCAGCCGCGGCGAATAAGGAGCTCGCCGATCTTCCACAGGTGCCAGGTCTTGCCGGTGCCGGGCTCGCCCATCAGCAGCAGGGAGGCGTGGGAGCCGGCGAGGTAGCTGTCGATCCAGGTGGTGATCTCGGGCCGGATGGTCCCTTCGGCGGCGAAGGCCTTGGGTCGGCGGGTGAGGTAGCGGTCGAGGGTCTGGCTGCGGATTTCGGCGCGGGCGGCGGCCTGTTCGGCGTCGTGGCGGGCTCGCCGCTCGTCGGGGTTCGTCATCAGAAGGGCTTCGCTTTCTGGTAGTCCTCTGCGGTGGGCGCGGGCGCGGCAGCTCCCGTGGCGGGGTGGGGGCGGTTGGGGCCAGAGGGCTGCCGTCGCTGGCCGGCGGCCTGGCGGCGGAGCGTTTCGAACTTGGCGCGGAGCTTGGCGGGGCTGAGGATGTGCGCCTGCCAGAAGTTGTCGGCGTGGGCCCAGTCGATGGCGGCGATGGCCTGGTCGACGGTGACGCCGTCGCGGTCGAGCATCAGCCGGGTGTCGTTGCGCCACTTCGCCGAGATCGTCGGCCTCTTGCTGCCGCTCTTCTCCAGGACGTCGGCAAGGTGTCGGCAGATGCGTTCGACGTCGGTGCGGGGAGGGTCGTCGTCGGACGCCGAAGGCTCCGACTCGCCTCTATTCCCTGCTCCCTGCTCCCTGCTCCCTGCTCCCTGCTCAGGGCGGAGGATCTCCGGAGGGCTCTGGAGGTCCTCCGGAGCCTCTCCGGAGTCCTCTGGAGGTTCACAAGAGTCCTGGTCGGAGGGGGTGCCGGACGGCTGAGACACCTCTTCCGGCCTCGGATAGCGCGGCTTGCGCGGGTGGCTCACCTTCTGGTGCTCGGACCAGTTGGAAACGGCTACGAGCGCCTTTCCGGAGGCCTCGTAGAGGGTCACCAGACGGGCCGCGTGAAGGCTCTGGAGGTCCTCGCGAGTCCTCTGGAGGATGTCCGGAGCCTCTTCGAGGGGCCAGACGGAGGCCCGGATGAGTCGGGGGTCCGCCAGGCCCACTCCGTTGTCGTCAACGTAGGTCCACAGGCCGATGAAGGTGAGCCGCGCGGACAGCGGCTGGTCGGCGATCGTCAGCGAAGTGAAGAACTCCGGCTTGATCGAACGGATGCGTGCCATGGGTGGCTTCTTCTTCCTGGCGGGGTCGGTTCGGAAGGGCTAGGCGGCGGCTTGCGAGGTCTGGCAGGCGCGGTGGCGGGTGATGGCCTGCTGGAGCGCGTCCTTGCTGACGCCCAGCCGCTCTGCCGCCTGCTGCCGGGTGTAGCCCTGTCGCTGTTCGAGCTCGAGCCCGTTCTCGGCAAGCGCGACGTAGCGGGGTACGCGGGCGCCGAGGTCGGGTTGCGCTGCCGGGTTGTCGATCTGGTCGTCGTCCCAGGCGGCCGGCGGCGCCCACCCCTGGCTCGCCGCGTACCGCTTGACCTTGAGGGCGGTTGCGGGTCGTACCCCGTGCTGGGTCGGGTCCTGGTTCCAGAGTTGGTCGTACAGCTTGGCGACGGCGCGAGCGGTGCGGGCGTGGACGCGGGGGGCATGGGCAACGCGGCCTACCTGTGCGGGATGAAGCGGCAGGTGGTCGCCGAGGCGGACGAAGGGGAACCCGATGGCTGCGAGCGCCTGGAGGCGGCGCCGCGTTCCGGTGCCGTCGATGGGGTGGAGGCCGTGGACGTTCTCGGGAATGGCTTTGACGGCCAGGAGTTTCGCGGCGGTCTCGGCCCGGAGGCGCTGCTTGGGGGCCCGGCCTCCCATGGGGTAGAGCAGGGCGGCCACGGAGACCGGGTAGAGGCCGGCGAGGTTGGCGGCCTGTTCGAAGCTGATGCCGTAGTTGATGAGGTTGCGGAGGTGCTGGCGGACGGGTTCGGCGTCGACGAAGGGCTGCCAGGTTCCGTAGCCGCGGCGCCGGTAGACGCTTCGCGCGTATGCGGCGTGGCGGGCGACACAGGCGGGGAGTCGGCAGCCGTAGTGCTTGTAGCAGCTGAGGTTGTTGTGGTGGGGGGCTTCGCGGCGGGTGGCGGTGGTCACGGGTTCTCCTTCCGGGCCTGTGCGGGGGTGCGGGCGATGCGGCGGCAGGTGGCGTGGGCGACGTCGTCGCGGCCGGGCTGGTTGTCGGGGGCGGCGGGGATGCGGTGGCGTTCGCGCCACAGGTAGCGGGCGGCCATCACGGCGCCGGGGGCGAGGAGGATGGCGGGGATCCAGGCGAGGCTCACGCGGCGGCCTTCCGCTGCTGGAGGCGGGCGTTGCGGCGCCGCCGCGCTATGGCCACGCCCTGCTCGCTGAGTCGCCAGACCGCGATCGGGTGGCCGTGGGTGGCCGGCGAGGTCGACGGCACGTACTTGCCGGTGTGCTCGATGATTCCGCCGCCCCGGCAGGCGTTGATCGCGGCGCCGAGGAAGCCGTGCCCGAGCTCAGGCAGGACGTGGCGCAGCATGTTGCACGAGAACTCCGGATGGACCAGGCCGAAGTGGAGGACGGCCTGCTCGACGAGGAACTGCGACCACTCGTCGGACTTGACGATCTCGGCGAGGAGGAGGTTCTTGTCGTCGGACGCGAGACGCTCGGCGACAGTGAGGCGGCGGGTCATGACGGGCTCCGATCAGGTGTGGGACTCTGAGAGGGGCCGCCGCAGGTTCGGGCCGCGGCGGCCCAGGTGCTGCGGCTACTGCTCGGCGGTCGGCTCGGGCTTGGCGTTCAGCCACGCGAGGAGCGGCGCGGCGATGTCGCGGGCCCCGCTCGGCCGCTTGATGACCTGCCGGTTGAGTGCAGGGCACCGGGACTTGAGGACTTCGAGGGTGTTCTCGACGTCCATCGCTACGGCGACGTCGAACTCGTACTCGATGCCCTTGCGCTGCTCGGGCCGCATCCCGACCCGCTGCGGCTTGCCGTTCTCCAGCACCCACTCGGTGTAGGAGCGCATCGAGCAGACGACGTGGCCGGGGTAGTCGAGGATCGCGGCGACCATGTCGTTCTGGAGCGGGGTGCCGTCCTTCCAGCCGGCGAACTTGTTGCCGCCGTACCTACTGCTGGCCTTCTCGACCTGGTCGAGGGTGCCGTCGGTGCCCTTCCAGAAGTGGCTGAGACTGTCGACGAACACCGTCGGGTATCCGGCCGCTGCTGCAGCATCGAGGGCGCGAGCGAGGTCGCGGGGGTCGTAGCGGTCCATAGGAAGGGTGTCGAACTCGATGCCGCCGATGCCGGCGTACAGGCTGGCGGCGCCCTTCTCGGTGTCGATGACGGCGAACCGCTTGCCCTCAGACAGGCCGTGGGCGATGCCGAGGCCGGTCCACGTTTTGCCGGAGCCGGACATGCCCTGGATGGACAGGCGGGCCTTGCGGCCGGCCTTGCTGGCGGGGCGGAACGCGAACTGGCCGGAGTCCTGCTGCGGCTGCTGTTGGGGACGCGCGGTGCGGACGGGGGGCGGGAGCTGGGTCACTGGTTCTCCTCGACGTACTTGCGCTCCACCCATGGCGGGAGCGATATGTAGGTGGTGCCTTCGCTGTAGGCCGGCCAGTAGCCGGTGGCTCGGCACATGGCGTAGGTGTGGAGGGCGCGGGCGTTGAGCTCGTCGCCGATGACCTGAGCGGGGAAGTCGAGCTCGACGACCGCCACCAGGTACGGCGGCTGCTTCTCCTGGAAGATGAACTTGAACGTGCCGGTCGCCGGGATGAGCCCGAGGGCGACGGCGATCTTCAGGTAGAAGCCCCGTTGCTGGTGATAGCCGTGCTCGTAGACGGCCTTCTGGAGGGCGTCGGGGTGGACGGACCTGGCGGTCTTGTAGTCGACGATCTCTTCGGGGCGGAGCCAGTCGAACCGGGAGCGCAGCCAGATGTCGGTGTCGTCGTCCTGCCAGAAGGCGGACTGCTCGGCGAGGCCGCTGCCGGGGATCAGGAGGTCCGCAGCTTCGGAGTGCCGGGCGAGCGCCTCCGCCATGTCGTCGATGCGCTGACGGGCGGCGGCCTTGAGGGGCACGTTGCCCGCGGCCCGTATGGCGGCGACCTTGGCCTTGGTCTCCTTGGTGTCCCAGCGCTCTTCGTCGACGACGACCAGTTCGGGCCCGTTGCCGAGGATCACGGTGTGCGCGGCGGTGCCGAACTCGAACTCGGGCTTGTAGGGCTCGGGGTGGTCGAGGAAGTACTTGAAGCGGGCGGGGCAGTCGGCCAGGCGGCGGGCGCCGGTTGAGGACAGGCTGCCGCCGGGGATCGGATCCTGGTGATACAGCTCGGCGGGGATGTCGTACAGGCCGGGCTGCACGTCGGCGGTGGTGGTCACTGGCCACCGTCCTCGGCGTCGAGGCAGTCCTCGCAGACGGGGCCTTCGGGGCGGGGCTCGAACGGGCCGGCCGTGTCGGCGCAGCGAGCGCAGGCGATGGGGGCCATCACGCGGCCTTCGCTTCACCGAGGGCGAGCGCCAGGATGCGGCTGTGGGCTTCGTTGAAGTCGTCTGTGTCGAGGCCCATCCACGGCACGGTGTGTGCCATGGCGGTGAGGATCTCGAAGCCGTCCATCTGATCGGCCTTGGCTTCTCGGGCTGCCTCTTCGATGTCGGCGTCGGTGTAGGTGCCGTTCCGGCTCACATCGGCCGGCATGTGTTCGGCGTTCGGCTGGCAGCAGTCGGCGCGCATGAAGGACGTGAAGACGTCGTCGATGCTGACGCTGGCCTTGACGCTGTCGTTGTCCTGGGTCCAGTCGGTGAGCGTCGCGAGGAGTCGGATGCAGGCCAGGCCGTTCTCGCGCTGCATGGCGTCGGCGATGGCGAGGCCGCTGGACTTGTGGCCGATGCGCCAGCGGCGCGGGTTGTTGGGGGCCATGCTGTCGGGGAGGCGGAAGAGGACGAGGCCGGGCTCGGGTTCGACGGCTTGGGCGGTGTGCGTCTCGCCGTCGTGCAGGAACGTCACATGCTGGATGGCGGTCACTGCTGCTCCTTCTGGGATGCTGGTGGTGCGCCCCGCCGAATTCGCCTCGGCGGGGCGTCCTGCTGGGTGGTTGGGCGCCGGGCTCGGGGGCCGGTCTCATCCGCCGGCCCGGCGGGTCTTCAGGTGGCGGTTCGTTTGAGGTGGCGCCCCAGTCGGAGGAGCGCGATGAAGAAGGCCGCGGCAGCTACGGTCAGCAGCTCTTCGCGGGTCATGAGGCGGTCCGGCGGGCGATGGCTGCCGCGTACCAGGCGTCGAGGTCCGTCTCGACGTAGCCAGCAGCCAGCGAGGCGGCGTAGTCCGCGGCCGTCTTCTCATCGGCCGGCTCCCGGTCCACCAGGCCCAGGGCCCGCAGGAGCGGACCCCCGATCTGCGGCGGCACCACGGGGTGCGCGGTCAGCAGCTCCGACACGACGACCTCTGTGCGGGTCACGAGCCGGCCGCCTCGTCGGACATGCGGCGGAGGGCTCGAACGCAGAGCCGGATCGCGAGAAGGAACCCCGGCCCAGCGCCGGAGGATTCCGGCGTCATATCGAGGGCCAGCCTGTCGGCGGCCTCGGCCAGGACCTCGGTTCGTGGCGCCCATCCAGCAGCACGCAGGCTCTCGACGTACCGGTGACGGCAGGTCTCGCAGTCGGGGCAAGCGCGGTCGCCGGGCTCGTCACCGCAGTTGCCGCACATTGCACCGGCGGCGCTCAGAGCCTGAATGGCTGCCTCGTCTCGGTCGGTCACGACGTAACCTCCGTGCGGGGCGGGCAGGCGGGGCAGCAGCTGCCGGGGACGGTGAACTGGCTGTCGGCGTCGAGGTCGTAGAACTGGTGGCGCTGCTCGGCGAGCAGGGCGTCCGTCGTGCGCTTGGCCTTCAGCGCCATGAACTCGGCGGCTACCTCGGCGGCGGGCACGTCCACGCGGGCCAGGTCGGCGGCGGTCATCACCAGCACCTCCCGATCTCGCGAAGGCCACCGTTCTCGGATGCGACCTCGTCGATCGAGTCCTCAACCCAGTGGGCGGGCTGCACGGGAACGACCTGCTCGACCCCGTCCTCTACACAGACAGAGATCCAGGCGTTGCCCTGGCCGTCGATGTAGAGACGGCGGCGGTTGTCGCTCGGGTCGTCGGGGCGCTCGCCGCTGGCGGCCTCACGGACCGTCGAGACCCACTCGGGTACGGGCAGCGGGTGCTCCCAGCGGGTGGCCTGCTTCTCCGCCTCGTCGCACACGTCGTGCACGGCGTTCAGGCAGCGGTTGAGGTACGCCATCTCCTCGGCGATCGTCGGCTCCTTGCCGACGTACTTCGCCAGCTCGGCGCGGAGGCGGTCGACCTCGGAGAGGAGGTCGCGGGCTGCCAGATTCCCGAGCGTCCAGTTAGCGGTGCTTGCCACGTGCTCGCGGATCTCCCGCTCGCGCTCGGGGGTCAGGAACTCAGCCACGGGGACCACCGGCCTTCACGAGCAGGCCCGGGTTGTAGGCGCCCAGCACCTTGTTCGCGCGGTGCAGGTCGGCGAGGCGGTCCTCGCGGTCGGCCTGGTCCTCGACGGAGGCCAGCGGGCGGAGGGTGCGGATCTCGGCCGCCAGCACCTCGGCGTCCATCTCCGCCTGCAGGATGTGGATCGGCAGCTTCCCGCCGATCATCGCGGCCACCGAATCCGGCATCGGGACCTCAGGGAAGTCGATGGCGATCACTTGGTCACCGCCATCGGCTCCTCGGTGCGAGCCGCATACAGAGCCTCGCGGTGGTCATCCATCGCCGCCTCGCGGGAGCCCGACTTCTTCGACGAGTGGCTGATCACGTAGCCGCCGAGGAACATCCCGGCGTGCCGCTTGTCGTCGCTCTCGTCGAAGATGACGGTGTCGTAGTAGCCGCCGCCGATACGGACCGTGGAGACAAGCAAGTTCTTGGTGTCGGTGACGACCGGGGTCTGCCGGACGATCTCCGGCAAGCTGGTAGGGGATACTCGGGACACTGGGTCCTCTTCTCTCTCGCAGATGGGTTGCGTGTGAGGGGTGGATCTGGGAGGGCCGTCGTCGCGGTGTAGGAGCCCGGCGGCGGCCCGCATAGCCGCTAAGCGGCTTTCGGCTCGACCGGCGCGTTCGTGGGGTCGAGGTCCGGGTTAAAGCGCGTGTCGGCGGCCATCTCGGCCTGCTCGTGCGCCAAGACCTCGGCCAGCCTGAACAGGACCAGCCGGCCGCGCTTGAAGCCCCTGGGGTAGGTACCTCGGCGGCGAGATCTGGCCGTGTAGATGGCGTTCTCCGTGGTGTGCCAGCGCTTCGCGAGCTGGCGGACGGTGAGGTAGGGGGAGGTCTCATCCGTCTGGGTGGTGTTCATCACTTCCCTCGTCTTCTTCGTCGTAGGTGATGGCGGCGATCGCTTCCCTGGCGGCGCGCTCCCTCTGGAGGAGGAGAGCTATGCGTCTGAGCACGTCAGGGCTGGGGTCGCCTTGGCCTCGTTCGATCCGGGAGAGCCAGGCGGGTGAGATGCCGATCAGCTTGGCGAAGGTCGTCAGCTTGAATCCGCATCGCTCGCGCTGGTCCCGGATCTGCTGTCCCCGCGCTTGCACAATGCAAGATTAGGCAAGATTGGGTAAGCAAGTCAAGGCATGAAGGCGCAAGTTTTGGCATCAACCAGTAACCGCAGGTCAGCGGCCGGATACAGCGCTGTCACTCGGTGCCTGATCTTGCTAGGTTGTTGCGTGTCGTTGCGTGTCGTTACCTATAGAGAGAGCTGAAGCCCATGAACCGGAACCCCGAAGCGTGGAAGAGGCTGGGCCGTCTGCTGCGCGATGCGCGGGAGAAGGCGGGGCTCACTCGAGAGGAGTTCGCCGAGAAGGCGGGCGTCTCGCCCAAGGCTGTCTACAACGCGGAGAAGTCCGACCCGCCCAAGAGGCAGCAGCCCCCGACCTTGGTTCCGATCGCGGTCGCCCACGGATGGAAGCCCGAGAGTATTGGCGCCATCCTGGCCGGCGGTGACCCCATCCCCAGCGGTGAGCAGGCCACACCGCAGGCAGCGCCCAGTGCGGGTGACCTCGTCGAACACCCGGACCTGCTCGACCTGATGATGAAGGTCCATGAGTTCGGCCGGGTTTGCATGGTCATGGGCGGCAGCCTGGAAGCGCGCAGCGACTTCGAGGCTGCGGCTCAGCGACTCTTCGAGTCTGTGCCACGCGATGTCCGCGCCTCCCAGCGCGAGCAGTACCGGCTTGCCGCATACCGCCCGCACGCCCTAGGTGAAGGGGTGCCGGCCGACGACGCGGAGACCATCCTCCGTGCGATGGAAGAGGGCTGACCACCTTTCAGCACTCCGTGCCACTTAGTGCAGCCTTGCCTGGTCAGCGGGTTTTCGGTCGCTGACGCCCAAGTCATGGTGTGGTGCACCTGTTTCTGAAGGTTTCCTTCCGTTGCGTTGTTGAGTGGTGTACAAAGAGTGTCCAAGCGGCGCCTCCCACCCGATCGCATCTGTGGGGGTGCTATGCCTTACTCGCCGATGAGGACCCTCGAGCAACTCGGCATACCCGTCGTGCGCGTTCATCTGCGAGACACCTGGGGCGCATGGTCGCCCGTACACCGAAAGATCGTCATCGCCACCGGCCTGTCCGCCAGGCAGGAGAGATGCGTTCTGGCGCACGAGGCCGAGCACGCCTTGGCCGATGACCTCGGCTGCGGGGTGGGGCTCGACGCCGCCCATCCGCTGGCCCTCCATCAGGAACGCCGGGCAGATATCGAGGCAGCCCGTAAACTGATCCACATCTCCGACCTTGCCGCCGTGGCGCAGTGGGCCGACGATGTGCGACTCGCCGCGGCCGAGCTCGACGTCACCGAACGCATGCTGCGAATCCGCCTGCATGACCTCAACGGGGAGGGATGGCCGTGGCCGGCTACATCGAAGATCGCTGGCTGAAGAAGCGCCCCAACAAGGAGACCGGCAAGCGCGAGCGGACCCCGCTCTACGGCAAGGGCAAGCGCTACAAGGTCGCCGGCATCCCCGGCGTGAAGGCCAGGTCGTTTGAGACCTTGGACGACGCGAAGACTTGGTGCGCCAAGGCGATCATCGACAGCAAGCGCAGGGAGTTCATCGACGACCGCGACGGGGCTATGACCCTTGCGGCCTACATCGAGACGGAATGGTGGCCGACGAGGCAGGACCCGGTGGGCACCGCCATCCCGATGAAGTCGAAGATCTGGAAGCACGTCATCGGCACGCCGCTGGGGCGGCAGCCCATGAACGTCATCGGTGACGAGCACCTGCTGGCCTGGCGCAAGGAACTACGGTCCAGGGGGCTCGAAGACACGACCATCACCGTCATCTGGAACCATCTCAGCTCGATCTTCAAGACTGCGGTGGGCAAGCGGATCCCTAAGAACCCGTGCAGCGAAGCCCGTTCCGACGTGCGACCAGCGTCGGCCGCGGACACCAAGGCGCGAGCCTGGACGGCTGAGGAAGCCACGGCCATCAGGAAGGCACTACCGGAGCGGTACCGCATCATCATGGACCTCGGTGTCGGCGCGGGGGAGCGACAAGCGGAGGCGTTTGGGTTCAGCCCGGATGATGTGGACGAGCAGCGCATGGTGATCCACCTGAGGCGGCAGCTTCTCTGGGAGAACGGGACCAGCCCGTACTTCAAGCTGCCCAAGGGCAGGAAGGAGAGGGATATCCCTCTGTCGCCCGGCTTGCTCAAGGCCATCCGTGAGCACGAGGAGAAGTATCCGCCGGTCGAAGTGACCCTGCCGTGGCACGGGCCCGGAAACGGGCAGCGAAAGGCGGCCGCGGTGCGGCTGCTGGCGACGACGTGGCACGGGAATCGCATCAACCCCAGCGTCTACAACAGCAAGACGATGAAGCCGGCGCTTGCCGCGGCCGGTTTGATCGCGCCGCGAGATGAGGAGGGGTGGGAGCCGTCGAGAGAGAAGATGCATCACCGCTTCCGGCACACCTACGCGAGCGTCCAACTGGCTGCTGGCGAGGACCCGGTGTCCCTGTCACACTGGATGGGACACGCCTCTCCTGAGATCACCTTCAGGGTGTACGCGCACTTCATGCCGGACAGGGGAGAGCGGGGCCGGACCGCGATCGACGCCTGGCTCGCCATGGACTCCCGCTGAAACTCCCTGAGAACTCCCTGACCGTTCAGCGCAGTCGAAGGGCCGCTCCCAGGCGAACTGGCGAGCGGCCCTTTTCGCGGCCTTGGGAATCCCCGCGCTAGGTGGAGATCAGAGGTCTTTGCGCAGGTCAGGCGTAGGGGTAGAAGCCGGAGCCGGTCTTACGGCCCAGGCGCCCGGCGTCCACCATGCGCTGCAGCAGCGGGGGAGCGGCGTACAGCGGCTCCTTGTACTCGGCGTACATCGAGTCCGCGACCGAGTGTGTGACGTGAACCCGTCGAAACGCCCTCTGACCTGCAGCTTAGGACCTTGCCCATCCTTGCGTGGCCATGCCGAACCATGCGGTTCCGTTCTCCCTGAATACTCCCTGACTGGAACTTCTCCCTGCGGACTCCCTAGGTTGAGCGCCTTCAAGGGAGTCCGCGTATAAAGGGTGGGCCGCCGCGATCCGTGCAAGCTGGATCCGCGGCGGCCCTGGCCCGTCCGGTGCTTTGCCTCCCAAAGCGACTGCGCCGGACGGGCGGCTTCGTGGTGCCCCCCCGGGTGCCCCTCCCCGTTCACCGGAAGTGCCGCAGGGGGCGTTGTTCACCCCTTCGAGTGAACAAGCGTTCGATTTATGCAAAGTACACCTAGCCCTGCGGCATACGCCAGACCGCAAGGCTGGTCATGTGGAGTTGGCACGTCCGCTTCCTGGATGCGTTCCGCCGCCGCCATGATCACAAAAAGCTCGGATTTTCGTGCTGACACTGACGGATGATCACCCCAGCGTGTATCCGTGCACGCCGATCAGCCCGAGTGGATCCTCCGAGCCCAGCAAGCGATCGGCAGACGCGTCCAAGGGGCGCGCATGGATGCCGACCTGACGCAGGAAAAGTTGGCGGAGCGGACCGGCATCAGCCGCACCACGCTCCAGTCCATCGAGGCAGGGCGTAACGACCCCAAGATCTCCCACCTCCTGCTCATCGCCACGGCCGTAGGCGTGTCGATCCATGACCTGCTGCCGTGACCCGCTCAGGCGCATGCCTCACGAACGGGCCTGTCTCTTAGACATGGTGTCGGCATATTCCACTGCACGAAAGTGTGCGTGGCAATAGTTGCGGGGTAAAACGTGCGCGCCCCGTGTGAAACCGTGACGCTGAGTATCCGCCCGCCGGGTCCGCCGAACCGGCGGGCGGAGCCTAGGGGCAGCACGGGCCGGCGTAGACCTCGTTGTCGAGGCAGTGGGCGCCGTCCTGGCCGCGGGTGACGCCGACGAGCCGACCGCCTGTCGGGATGGGCTGGCCGCACCAGACGCAGTTCCAGCCCTTGTACTGCCCGACGGTCAGCTTCTCGGGCGGCGGGATCTCGCGGTCGCCCTCTGCCGGTCCTGCCGTGGCGTCGGTAGCCTCGTTCATGCCGTCAGCCCTCCAGCTGGTGGCCACGCCCCCGGGCCGGTCACACGGCCGCGTGGGTCCTCCGCAGTCATGGTCTACTGCGGTCTACCGCACCTTACTGCGGTCGCGCGGTGTACCGCAGCTACCTAGCGTCAACCACATGAGTACGGATCTTGACCGGACGCGGGCGGTGTGGCGCCAGATCGCCGCGGTGATCGTGGAGCGCATCGAGGACGGCACCTACCCGGCCGGCACCAAGGTTCCGTCGGTGGTGGACATCAGCACCGAGTGGCAGGTCGCCGCGTCGACCGCCCAGAAGGTCATGGCCCACCTGAAGGCTGAGGGCCTGGTGCGTACTGAGGTCGGGCTGGGCACGTTCGTCGCCGACCGCGCGGCCGATTAGCCCCGGCTGTCAGACCTGCGCCGTGCTCTGATCGGTATGACTGGGGTGGGGCGTACCGCAGATGAGCTGAACGCCGCGATCCGGGCCTTGTGGCCGGTCGGGGCGGAGCAGCCGACAGACCTGGCCGAGTATCAGCGGCTACTGGTGGAGTGGGCGGCAGCCAGCCGCGCCGAGCGCGGGGAGCAGCAGCTCGCGGCGTAGGATCCGGCCGTGGCAATCGAACTCACTCCCGAGCTGATGCAGCTCGAAGAACGGGCCTGGGCTGAGCAGCAGGCCAGCGCGCTGACCATCGAGACGGCGCTGGCCGTACAGCAGGCGATCACCGCGCACGCCGAGGCGACCGGGGAGAACCGGTACGAGGTCGAGCGGGCACTGAAGAAGAAGGTACGGCACCCGGAACCGGACGCCTCCTGACGCGTCTCCGCCCGTCGGTCGCTGTCCCCGTTGGGGCCGACGGGCGGGTCCGGTAGAGCTGCGCCCAGCCAGAGGCGCGGACAGATGCCGCCATGGTACGAGTCGGCACTGACAGCAGCCCCGCCGCCGGGTACGACGTTGCCAGTCAGGCGGCGGTGCGCTTCTCCCAGGTGTCGATGATGAAGTCGGCTCCATCCGCCGTCGCGTAGGCCACCTCGTAGAAGACCTTGCCGTTGGTCTCCATCTTGATGGTGAACAGCCCTGAAGACTGATACATGCGGCGCGGCATGTTCTGATTGGAGCCGAAGCGGGACTTCTGCTTACGGAACATACCGACCTCGACGAGCCAGTTCGTCAGGTCCTTCACAGGCATGCCGAGCATGTCGGCGATGGCCGTCATGCCGATCAGACCGTCGGCATTCATGAAGGTGTCCCACTTGCCCGCCTTCGGGGCGAGCACTTTGTTCACCGCCTCCAGTTCCTTGTTTTCACGTACCTTGCCCAGCAGCGCGACGAGGGCCTCCTCGTAGTCCTGCGGAAGGGCTGGAGCGGTGATCGCCGCAGTCTCGGCCTTGCGGGTCTGCACGGCGAAGTACGTCTGAGCGGCGGCGACCTCCGCCTTACGGGGGTCACCGTTCATGGCGACCATGTACGCCCCGTAGCGAGTGAGCTTGTAATTCAGGCGGAGTGTGCTGCCTGACGCTTCGGGGCGCTCCGAAGCGTGCAGGTCAGCGGTCTGACCGCTGTTGGTGATCGCCACCTTGGCGCGCTCGATGGAGTTTCGGAAGTCCTCCCATCGGAGGTAGCCGAGGAGCGGCTGCAGGTCACGGGCCGACCACCACTCTCCGTCGGCGTCCGTCCGACGGATCTGGTCGAAGGGGCTCGGGGCCGGAGTACCGGCACGCGGCTCGGGCAGGCTAGGGTGGAACTGATCCAAGGCTCATCTCCTTGATCCGAGCCCCCGGCGGACTGTGCCTCCGCGCGGGGGCTGATCTTGTCCCGCTCCGTGGCCGCATATGCCGCCACGGATGGCCTAAAGGCTACGCGCCGTGATCAGTCGAGTAGGGCTCCAGGTGAGGGGCGTGCGGGAGTGTTTCTGATGCGCACATCGATGTACGCGCGCCCCAACACCGCGAACCTTACGCACCGAAGATGATATTGAAACCCCGTTTGTCGCATTCCGGCGATCACGTCAGACGCTAGACTCGAACACGTGTCCGATCAGCCCAGCCGTCTCGACCTGCTCCGGTTCCTTGAGCGTGTCCAGCTCCAGCAGCTCGACCAGACGCGCCGCTGGATCGAGGCCGAGCAGCGGCGGCAGCAGATCCAGGCCCGGACCGCGCCGCTACCCCCGCCGCCGTACCGGATCCAGCGGGGCCTCACCGCCGAACGCGCGCCGGTCAAGGTCCACCTCGGGGACTGCGCCCTGGCGAAGAAGGGCGCTGGCTGCGACGAGCACGACGCGCGCCGGGCCCTGGTCGAGGGCGTCGAGGCGTGCGCCGTCTGCCGGCCGGACAGTGAGCTTGGGATGCTGGACTAGCCGGCCTTCTTCCGGCGGGCCGGGGCCTTCTTCGCCGCGGTCTTCTTGGTGGCCGTCTTCTTCGCCGGGGTCTTCTTCTTCGGCATCTCGTGCACCGTGGCGTCCTCTCCGCGCGAGGCCTTGGCCTGCTCCACGGACGCGTTCAGGGCGGCCATGAGGTCCACCACCTGCCCGGTCGGCTCCTCCTCCGCTTCCGGGCGCTCCACCCGGTGGCCCTCCGCCTTCGCGTGGAGGAGCTCCTCGAGCGCGGTGCGGTACTCGTCGTGGAACTGGGTCAGGTCGTCGGTGGTCATGGCGTCGATGAGCGCGACCGCGCCGTCGACCTCCGAGTCGTCGATGTCCATGGCTGGCGGGGCGACAGCGGAGGAGTCGCGGATCTCGTCCGGCCAGCGCATGGAGTGCAGGGCGATCACGTCGCCTTCCAGTACCTGGAGCAGGCCGAGGCGCTCGCGGT